CTTCACCTGGCGTACAGTTCACTGAAAAGGATCTTTCGTTAAGAACTGGAAACCCAACTGGTACCAATATTGTTGTGGTTGGTTTTGCATCCCAAGGACCAACTTCGGAACCAATTACTGTTACATCAATTAACGAATTAGAAACTGTTTTTGGAGTGCCAGTTACTCATGCAGAAAAATATGGTTATTATTCTTGTAAGCAAATTTTGACATCTCCTGCAACTCTTACATTTTTGAGATTGCCTTATGGAACTGAAGGAGGTTCCGATTTCTCTTCTAACTATAACGGTTTGTTCTATCCTACAGAATTAGTAGCTTTGTCGTCAACTACCCTTTCTACCACATCTCAAACTTTCAATTATTCAGTTACGACAGTGAGAGTATCTTCTGGTAGTACCCCCCATACGGTTACACTTAATGGTTCGACAGTAGATGTTTACTCTACTACTATTAACAGTGTAGATTACTATCTAGCTGGCTCTTCCGTAACATCAGGTACAACTACTTTCTATACTACTTCAGGTTTAACGGTATCTGCTGCAGCTGATAGCTTTCAAGTAACCAATGTAGATGGAAATCCTCAAAAGAGTGTTTCCTTTACAATTAATGCAGAAGGAATTGTATTGTGGACAGCAACACAAACTGTTACTTCAAATGTTACAGTAACTACGGGACAAAGTGCATGGCAAATTGGAGCACCTCAAAGTGTTTCCCTTAGCGAGGATGACTACTCAAGCATCAAGCGTGGCCAATTTGAATGGAGCACCCCCACTGGTTCAGTAGCAATTACTAAAAACGGCGCAAATGTATTTTCAAACACAAATGCAGGATTTTTTGTGATTAACGAATTGCAAACAACTATTAATGAAACCGCAGAAGGTCATTATATAGGGTTTGCTGACAATAGTTCTGCTGATGTTGTAGAATCTCCAAATTATGATTCTATTTCATCAATGCATACATTATCTGCAAAAGACGGGCTTGCCTTATTTGATCAAACTAAATTAGATTTTAATTTGTCTGTAACAAAACTTCAAGCAGATGCAGGCAAAGATTCAATTTCTGAAACTTTAGAAAAGGTTGGGTTTATTGATTTTGAGACTTCTTCTTATCAAGATCATCTTTCTTTGGGTGTATTCAAAATAAGAAAGTCTGTTTCTGATCCTTCTAAATTAACATTAACAACTTCAGAAAGATTTATTGGTTCTTTAGATTCAACTAGACAAGTCTTATCCCCAGCTGGTGGTGGTTTAGAAAATGCATCTATTAGCGATAGAGTTAATGCAAATTCAACAGTCGTTAAGTTGTTTATTAATCCTGCAATTGCTGAATTTGCTTGGACTGAAGGTTCATTGACTCCTAAACACAAAGTTCTAGTAAAAGAAGAAGCCAAATCCTTGTATCCTGTAGGTGTTTTCATTCCTAATTCTAGAGATTTAAATAACAACAAACAAATTGGAAACGTTCCGTTAAAGTTAGAAAAAGCTTTAAGATCAATTGAAAGTACTGAGTACTTTGTTTGCGACATTATTATTGATGCAGGGTTATCAACAATCTATTCGGTTGCAAAAACAAAAAACTCTGATGCTGCTATAAACTTTAAGGAAGACTATGGAGTTTCTTCAATTGAAGATGTCCAGTTGAATTGGGGAGTTGTTGCAAATACTTTAATTAATTTTTCTCAAAACAATAGAAAGGACTGTATTGCATTGTTAGATCCTCCAAGAAGTATATTTGTTGCTGGTAAAGACAATAAAGTGCTTTCTTTGCCAGGCACATCATTTACTGCAGATATTTATAATCCCTTAAGAAGTTGTTTCTCTTCTTTAGAAACAAGTTTTGCTGCAAGTTATGCTAACTGGCTTAAGGCTTCTGATACTCTTTCGGGTAAAACCATGTGGTTGCCTGCTTCTCCGTTTGTTGCAGCAGCTATTGCAAACAATGATCAAGCTGGTCAAGTTTGGTCGGCTCCAGCTGGTTTGAATAGAGGGTTATTAACAAACGTATTAGATGTTTCAATTAATCCTAATCAAAAAATGAGAGACCGTTTGTATGAGCTTGGTATTAATCCAGTAGTATTTTTCAATGGTTTAGGTTTTTCAATTTTTGGTCAAAAGACATTACAAACGAAGCCTACAGCCTTTGATAGAATTAACGTAAGGAGATTGTTTAATTTCCTTGAACGTACTGTACAGAAAACTATTCAGTACTTTGTATTTGAACCAAATACTGCATTCACAAGACAAAGAGTTGTTGCAACACTTTCTCCTGTATTCAATTCAGCTATAGCAAATAACGGAATTTATGATTATATGATTATTTGTGATGAAAGAAATAATCCTAGCAACGTTATTGATGATAATGAATTGGTAGTAGACATTTATATCAAGCCAGTAAAAACAGCTGAGTTTATATTGTTAAACTTTGTTGCAACTCGTACGGGTCAAAGTTTTTCTGAGTTATTCTAAAAATTTTATTAAATACTAATATGAGCATACAACAATTTTATAATACAGCAATTGAAAGAGATTTTGCAAGACAGTTCCAATTTAGGTTGGAACGTTTAGCAAATGCTGATTTTGGTCCAGAAGAATTAATTTATGTAGAAACTGCTAATTTGCCAGGTCGTGCCATTACTAACGTACCTGTTGCTTATATGGGAATGCAGTTTAACACTCCAGGGACTGTAACGTATCCGGGTTCGGATGCGTGGAGAGTTCAGTTCCGTTGTGATGCTGAATACAATATCAGAAAACAGTTAGAAGATTTAACTTTCAATACATTCGATGACGAAACCAGCACGGGTACGTATGGTGTCCCAGGCAGAGACAATGTAATAATTATGTCCTTGCTTGGTAAAGAGATGCAACCTGTAGCTCAGTATGTATTGCATGGAGCTTGGATAAAATCCGTAGAAGAGGCTGCATTTGATATTAAGGACACAGGTACCGTTCAAACTGTTGCTTGTACTTTAGCTTATCAATTTTGGAGACCCCGTCTTACCTTTTCTGGAGGTAATGAAATTAAAACTCAGTACGCTCCAGGACCGTGGAGTGATTAC